CAAAGACGCTAACGGTGATGATGTTGCTGGAACTACTCTTAAAGATCTACTCAGTACATTTAATAAAGAACTTGCCATCAACGATCAGATCGTTGCACAGGCTGAAGCAGATGCTCCTAAGAGTGGATATGAAACTCGACAGTTCTATACTCTGGCAGTTGACGATCAGGGTAAACCTACGCTAGAAACTGCTGACGAATCTACATTAGATGCCAGCAATGTCAGCAATATTAGATCCAGTGCAGTCAGCGGTGTGCCTGCACGTACTGGTTATACTGGCTATCTAGTAGGAGACGGATTCCCAGTTAATGGATATGACTTTGGATTCGGTATACAGTTTCCATCAAGTGCCCAACAAGATGATTTTTTCTTGAGAACTGATTTTTTACCGAATAGACTATTCCGCTTTGACAGCACACGTTGGGTTAAAGTTGAGGATAGTGTTAGAATGAACATGTCAAATACAGATACACGCGGTACACTAAGAGCAGGATTTGTTAATAATACTCTCTATACTTACAATGATCAAGTTGCCACTGGATTCTCGCATAATCAAACACCTATATCAGGTCAAGCAAATGGTTATATCTTGAAAGGAACTTCAGTAATCTTTACACTAATTGATTATATCCAAGCCGGGTACGTTACTATAAAACTAGACTCGTTCCAGCTAGACTATGCTATCGCTGATTATCCTACGATGATAACTTCATATAGCTATACCAACAACATAGGTATAATTTCAACCAAGTTGAAAATCACATTGCCAACTGGCGTGACCACACCGTTCGATGGCTTGTGGGCTATAACACTATATAATTACAGAGAAGCTCAACGTGCTAGTTTAAGCACAGCTCTTAAACCTAAGGCGGATTTCTAATGTTGCACTTTTATGATGCGCAGATAAGACGATACATCACACAGACTGTTCGTATATTCAGTAATTTTGTGGTAAAATACGGAGACGGAAGTCTGCATAGGATTCCTGTCATGTATGGAGATGCTGATCGTCAGGTTGCTAGTATAATCCGCAACAACTCGGAAAATAAAGTTAGTAGTGTTCCTAAGATTGCTGTTTACATCAGCGCATTATCACTGGATCGTAGCCGCACTAGTGATGCATCATTTGTAGGCAAGGTGCATGTACGTGAGCGCGATACACAAACTGATTCAACTACTGGACGCACAACATACAATCAAGCACAGGGTCGTAACTACACAGTTGAAAGACTCATGCCAACACCGTTTAAACTAACGATGAAAGTTGACATATGGTCGGCCAACACTGATCAGAAATTACAGATAATGGAGCAAATTCTAGTCTTGTTCAATCCAAGTTTAGAATTACAAACTACCGACAACTATATCGACTGGACTAGTCTTAGTGTATTAGACTTGACCAATATCAATTGGAGCAGTAGGTCAGTTCCGGTTGGCGCCGATACACCTATAGAGATCGGCACGTTAACTGTTGAAACTCCTATATGGATTAGTCCTCCGGTCAAGGTCAAACATCTTGGTGTTATTACCAAGATTGTTACCAGCTTATGGGGTGCTAATGATGTTAGCCCTACTGGCTATATTGAAGGGCTAGGCGAAGACCTGGCAGGTCCAAGTGGTACTCCTGGGTATAGTGATTTACTGGCTAGAGAAATCGTAACTATCACCGATTATACTCTACAAGTTTATAATAATACCTCTGGTGTTGGTCAGGCTATTTTATTAACACCTAGCGAGGGATATATTCCTAGAGGACCTACGCTTGAAATACCAGTAAGACAAGGTGTTCCAATTAACTGGCCGGAAGTATTAGACCGCTATCCTGGTAAATTTACAGCAGGATCAAGCAGAATATATCTAACACAAAGTAATGGGACTGAAGTATCGGGATCAGTGGCACTGCCCGTAGACGCCACAGGTGCTGTAACAGACAGCGTGATCATGTTGGTCAACTGGGATAGAGATACACTAGTTACAAACACTGGTATTGACAGCACTGGCAAATTGGACTTTGAAGCTGGCTACAATGCTGCCGGCAGTTATCGACCAAACAGTACAGGCACGTTTGATGCTATTGTTAATCCGTTGACATTTAATCCCGGTACAGCAACAGCAGGTCAGCGGTATTTGATCATCGAAGACATTGGATCAACTGCTAACACAACAGATAACCAATGGACTGGCACTGTTGGTACTGCGGCTACAAACTATGCTGATGCTTGGGGCAACTTAGTGGCCAAGGCTAATGACATCATCGAGTACACAGGTTCCGCTTGGCAGTTGATATTTTCACATGCTCAACATTCAAGCACTATGGTCTGGCAAACGAATATATACACTGGAGTACAATACCTATGGAACGGAGTTTCCTGGGTTAAGTCATTTGAAGGTGAGTATCAGCCAGGATCATGGAGACTAGAACTATAACAGAACGTATCGTTTGTAGCGGAGCATTGTTCTACGCCAAGTCAACACGACGATTCTTACTACTACAAAAAGCACACGGCAAGCACGAAGGTACTTGGGGCCTAGTTGGTGGTACTACAGTACAAGGTGAAACACCGTGGCAGGGATTACAGCGAGAAATTGTTGAAGAAATTGGTTCTATCCCATCTATCTTAAAAACTATTCCATTAGAAACGTTCGTGTCAAATGACACCGTGTTTAACTTTCACACGTATCTGTGTGTTATAGACACGGAGTTTGTTCCGATACTAAGTGATGAACATATTGGGTGGGCGTGGGTCACAATAGACAGAGCCCCTAAGCCATTACACCAGGGGCTCCGCAATAGTTTTACAAATAAAACTATTCGTACTAAACTTCAAACAGTGTTTGATCTAGTAGATTTAATATAATTTATGCAGACGGCGGTACAAATATAGCTTTGCATGGGTACGGGCAACAACCTTCTACATATTTTGCTTCGAGTAGTGCTATACCCTCTGCCTCACTAGCCGCTTCGACACGCTCCATAAAATGGGTTCCGTCTGGTAATTCAACTGTAAATTCTAATAACATGGGTAATCTCCAAAAACTTGCATAGCTGTATTTATAAGTTTAAATTCATATAAAATTAAAATTAATAACCGCTCTGTATTTATGGTCAGTACAGCTAGTACCAGTGTGTCTATCTGAAGAATTAAAAATTACCAAGCTGTTTTCTATGCTAGGAACCCGTTGCTCGTCGTCTTCAAATTGCGTAAATCCGTTATTAGTATTGAGATAGAATATTGCAGTTTTTGATAGGTTGGCTAGATCTTGGTTTACGTCAACGTGATATCCGTAAATTTGAACAGTATCGGTACAACTAGTAATGTTTGCTTTGGCTTTTATCAGCATTTGATGGGGTAATTTTTTAAATATTGGATCTAGTATACTAATATACTTGCTAATAAGTGTCGGGCTATGATAAAACATATGAACAAATTGCAAATTAAATCGCTCATCACAGATTATATCTCCGGGATTACTTTTATTATGTATATTCCACGGAAATGAGTCAGTCAATATCTGACTCTTAACAGCTATAAAATCAGTTCTTGATAAAAAATTATGAATAACCTGCCTTGTCATGAACTTTGATCGCCTCGTCTCCACTGTTCATATACTTTATTAACTAGATCAGCCGGCCCGTATTCTGAATTAAAACTAACTACTACCCTTCGATCACTTTTATTAACTTCAGTACTATGCTCTAGCCAGCTAGGAAACAATATCAGCTGTCCTTCTTTACATTCAACAGAATGAAAATTTGTATTATATTCGTTTGACCCCAATAACACTTCAGCCATTCTACACTGAGCTAGCGGGCTGTGAAAACTTAGCCCAACAGATCCGGGCGGTGCCTCTACATATAATGCTCCTGAAATTACACTCACTTCATGCCTATGTGCTTTTACACGGTCGCCTTGTCCCATAATATTGAACCAACTGTTTGTTATGAGTATAGGGGGCATTTGTAAATCCATTGCCATTTGTTTTACTAAATTTTCAATTTTTGATCTTAATTTTCTAACACTAAAATGACTTAAAATCGGAGTGATATCAGAATTGAAAGAACTTTTGGCATTGTTTACAAGTCCGTGCGGCTTGGCTGCATTTTCGTTTTGGCTGATTAATTGTTTGAGATTGTTCCACTCTGGTTCTTGTGACAGGTCGTGTATATCGATTCTAACTGGGAAGATTAGTGATTGCATATAAATTATTTATTAGCCTATTTTAACAGGTGCGCTATTTGTGGTTTATAAATAGTGGCAACAAGGAGTAAACTATGATTTTAAAACCAGTACACGACAGAATTATTGTAAGAAAAGATGATCCAGAAACTGTAACGACAGGTGGAATCGTCATCCCCGATAATGCCACAGAGAAAGTTACCAAAGGTACGATCCTAGCAGTCGGGCCCGGAAAATATGCTGAAAAAACTGGAGTGTTTTTTCCAACTACGTTGAAGGTAGGAGAACGGATATTGTTTCATCCATATGCAGGCAGTGAAATGAAAATTGGAAACGACAGCCTTTATAATATGCCAGAAGGCGACGTATGGGCAATTATCGAAGATGACGAGCCAACTGTTTAAGTTTTTAAACGATCAAGATTTTATTAATAGCAGACAAAATAATAAACATTTTGTTTTTAGAAATCTTGATCTAAGTACTCCTAGCTGGGGTGAGATATTAGAAAACTTAAACCAAACAATCGTTACTAAATCGAAGATAAAAGTTTTAGATAATCTTGGATTTGTATTTTTTGATGCAGAAAGAATGTCGTCTGTAAACAGCTTACTAACTGAAATTAAAAAAATTACAGACAAGCCGTGTACAGCACACTGCTATGTTTCGTTATTAGAAATATCTTCTACATTTGGAAGACACAACGATACCTCGGACGTGTTTTTTTGGCAAGTGCAAGGTAATACATTATGGAAAGTTGAACAAGGAGAAACTGCGTGTGAATATAAATTATTTCCAAATGATTTAATTTACATTCCTAGGTTTATATTTCATGATGTGTTGCCGCTTGGACCGAGAGCTGGCATATCTATAGGAATTGATTATTAAAATGTTAGAAAATGTTAAAGATTATATTTTTGTAAAAAATTGCATACCTGTTGAAATCTGTGATCGCATGACTAAAGATCTTTCAAGAAATAAGTGGACTAGACATCAATGGCAGAACTACGGTGTTGTAAAAGAAAGTCCTACGTTTCCGTCAACTGAATTAGAAGTAGCTGAGTCGTATCCTGATCAAAACGAAATATTATATCCGCTCATGGGAGAAGCATTGAAAGATTACCAGGATATTATCAGGACAAATAATAGTTTTGAACCGTTTGTATCTAATTGCGGATTACACATTGCATGTCCTGTTAGATTTAATAGATATACTGTACACACTGCTATGAGAGCGCACCACGATCATATACATAGTTTGTTTGACGGGGAACGCAAAGGTATTCCTATCCTTTCGATTGTTGGTTTGCTGAACGACAATTATGAAGGTGGAAACTTTATATTTTTTGAAAATTACGAAGTAGTACTTAAAAAGGGAGATATTATGGTGTTCCCTTCAATTTTTATGTTTCCGCACAGAGTAGAACATGTTACAAAAGGCGTTAGGAATAGTTTTGTAAGCTGGGCATGGTAAAAATATGGAAAAATTAACTGACTTTATCTTGATAGAAAATATAATACCTACAGAATTGTGCGATGAGCTAGTAGAAGAAATTTCAAACAATTATACTTGGGAGAAACATTCTTACCATCCGGGGTTTAAACGTCCTACTGCTACACATTTTCCAGCGACTGAGTTTGAATTTTTAGATGCTGAGGAACATTTAAGTTTAAAATTGATACCGTATGTTGAAAAAGGTATGAAATCATATAACGCATTTATTAATAAAAACAACAGTTTTGATGGGTATGATGCTGAGACCGGAGTAACAACTTGCACACCTATTAGATTTAATCGCTGTAAAATTCATACCCTGGTCGAAGCGCATCATGATCATATACATGAATTATTTGGAAAAGGTAATAAGAGTATCCCGTCAGTATCTGTAGTTGGACTACTCAATGATACATTTAGTGGCGGCGAGTTTGTTATGTTTAAAGATACAGCTATGAAATTGAAGAAAGGAGATATTTTATTATTTCCATCGAACTATCTATACCCGCACCGAGTAGAAAAAGTCACCAAGGGCGTTAGAAATAGTTTTGTTACCTGGGCTTTTTAAAATATGCATCCATATAACAATACAATAGTTTGTAAAAATGATTTTTTTAAAAATCCTGATAAAGTAATGCCCTTATTTGATTCTCAACAGTATATTAAATCTGTAGCATTCCCCGGTATGCGTACTAATAATTTACTAGAGTCAACTGATTTGAGTACGAAAAACTTTGCACTATTCTTTGCTCAAAAAATATGTGATGAAGTATTTCCTGGAATACACAAATTGATGATAGATATTAGATTTCACATTAATCAAGTATACACAGATCAAGCAGTTAATCACGGATGGATACATAATGATGATTCAGAGTTAGCCGGTGTTGTTTATATGTCAAAAGACGAAAAGTCGTTAGATACTGGAACTTCAATTTTTACTAAAAAAACAATAGAAAATTTTAAAGTTGGAGATTTTGAATCAAGACAAGAATTTAATATTTCAGGTATATCAACTGATCAATATATAGAAGATTTGAAAATTAATCATAATGCATTTGTAGAGAATCTCCGCGTTGGAAATATGTATAACAGACTTATTGCTTATGATGCATCCTTATATCATAGACCAAATCGTTACAATTTAGATTGCAACGAATTAAGAAAAAGTATTGTGTTTTTTATTAGAGATATTAAACATACTGCTATCTCGTCTGTTAAACTTAATTCTAACTGGGATGATTTATGATTTATAAAAGTCCACTGTTTGAAGTGCCAGTGTATAAGATGAAAGCGTCTCGCCACGCAGACATTAAGCAATGGATGTTAGAAAATGTATATCCTGATTTTGAAAAAAATGGGCCGAATGAAATTCCTAGGAATTTATACAGCAGTTATTTTTCAGGTGCTCCAAAAATAGATAACAAATTGTTTTCTGAGTTGTATTCTAAAGATATGAACAACTTTTTAGATAAACTTGGATTATCTAAAAATAATGGCTGGGCGACTAAATTAAATTTTTGGTATAACTTGTCAACAAAAGGAGCACATCAAGAAGTGCATGACCACTTAGGTGGCCCTATGCCAATTTCCTATGCGGCTATTCATTATGTATTGTTTGATAAAGATGAACATACTTCCGCAGTATTTTATCATCCGTTGACCCAAGTTCTTAAATGCACACAACCGACAACTACGGACCAACTTAAATTGCCCGACTATAAAGAATTTCAAAAGTTACTAGATGTTGAGGAAGGTGATTTAATAATATTTCCAAGCTACGTGTTACACAGTGTCATGACGCAACTTAGCAATAAACTTAGAATAACAACAGCATTTAATATATGCATTTACGATAAAAATTGTCATGAGTAAAGTTTCCACTATACCTATATTTCCTGTTAACATTTATAAAATAAAAGTTACCGAACATGAGAAAATTAAAAAACACCTCATGGATCACGTGTACCCGCATTTTTTAAAACACGGCGCAAATGATTACGTGCAAAATACATTGACTGACTACGGACATACTGCTGATGCGGCATATTGTCATTGGCCATTTCTACTTGACTTGTATAAACTTGACATAGAATCTGTATTAGGAACAATTGGTTTTGATTTTAAAAAACATCCGTGGAATGTGAAAATGAAGGGATGGTATAATTTTTCAACATCAAATACTGCACAATTTGTGCATGATCATGCCGGTGGTCCTAGCACTATACAATTTTCTGCAATACACTATGTAACACTAGGTGAAGGTGCTCGAGCAACTGTGTTTAATAATCCATGGGGTAAATTATTAAAAGCAACTACTCCTACTAAGAATTTTGATTATCTTCCTAATTACTTTACAGATTTTTCTCGGATGCCAGAAGTAGAGGAAGGAGATTTGATATTATTCCCCAGCTGGCTTGATCATTTTGCTCCCAAGTTTACTGCTGGATCGTTACGTATCACAACTGCTCTTAATATTATGATGCGAGTAGACAATGGAGATGGAAATTAATATGCAATATGGTGATTTTGTTAATGTCGGGGTAATTATGGAAGATTTGAATCCTTTTTTATTCAAACGAATACAACAAACTACAAAAACATTTAAAGACAAATTTGTGGGCAACACGTCATCTGACATGCTAGTACAGTTTCACAGACGGGTAGACGGGTATGATGAAGATCATGCAATACCTGCTGATTTAAAAGAAGATATTACAAAAGAAATTTTAAGACTAATTGACTTACACGAAGATAGATATGGATACTTTAGTAGAATATTTAATTTCGTAACTGAGTTAGCTCCGGGAAAAATTCAATTTGAATTAGAAAGATTATGGGTGAATATTCAGCGCAAGGGAGAATTTTTACCTATACACACTCATACCGGTATCTACAGTTTTGTTATATGGACCGATGTTCCTTTTAATATCGAAGACGAGTATAAATCAACTCCGAATCCCACAACGGACAAGGGCAGGGCAGGGTATTTTCAATTCTTATATACTGATGCACTTGGAAAAATTACCACCTTAAATTTGCCTGTTGATAAAAGATGGGAAGGACGTATCTGCTTATTTCCTGCAGAACTAAATCATCAAGTGTATCCTTTTTACAGTTCTAACGATGTGCGTGTATCAATTTCAGGAAATGTACGAGTAAGGCCACATGTTAAATTTTAAACCAATAACTCGAATAATAACTGATCCCCGGCTAGTGTATGAATTCCCCGATGCATTACCTGGCTGGGCAGTTAACTCAGGTGAAGAATATTTTAAAAAATTCACATTTGAATATGGTCATCACGCAGTGTCACTAGACGACGGCGAACCTTATTTTGGAAAAATGATATTTTTAAGAGAGGAAGGCGTTAATCAGCATTGTCCTACACTGGTACAAAACTTATGTGATTGTTTGCAACTATCTATACTGCCACAAATAGATCCCGATGGTAAGTTTGTTGAATTACAGCGTATTGCTGTTAACGGCCAGACACCGACACAGAGCCCGTGCGCTCATATCGATACTAGTACTGATTTGAATTTATGGACTGCTGTATACTATGTTAATGATAGTTCGGGTGATACTGTATTTTATAAATCTATTACTAATTTAGAAGAAACCCACCGAGTTAAATTTCAACAAGGTAAGTTAATAGTATTTCCTGCAAATTTTTGTCATAGAGCACTTGCACCTAGTAGTGGCTGGAGAATATCAATAGGTATTACATTTGAATGGCATACTGAATTATCTAAACAATATAAAAGAGATATTTAATGAATACCTTTTCATGGAAAACTAGCTCTAGCATAGTAGAGCATACTAGTATACTGCATATAAAAAATTCAATGACTGCTAACCAACGAACAGCACTAGTGCAAGAAATATTGGACCATAAACAAACAACAATAGACGAGTCGGGAAGTGAAAAAGGCTGCTGGAGAGGGCATCCTACATTTAAAGACAGTACAATAACTGATTTAATACTAACATCATTTAATGTGTATATGAATTCGTTGCCTCAGCCCGGTACGTTATCAAGTGACGGTACCTATACAAAATTTAACAGTACTACACCTGCTATTCATTTTTGGTCAAATGTCAATTCCAAGGGCGGATATAATATTTCTCACACACATGCAGGATCAATGGTCAGTGGTGTAATTTATTTGCAATCTACAGGAACCGGAACGATCGAGTTTCAACCACTAAATTACATATATAAGATTAATCATCCTTGCTGGACGTACAATGGAACTATGAAGTATACGCCAGAAGATGGAGATATACTATTATTTCCGTCTTATCTACTGCATAGGGTAGAACCAAATCCAATAGATAAAGAACGAATTAATGTTGCGTTTAATGTGAGTTACATACCGTTATGAATATAGAATTTTTTTGCACAGATAAAAATGTTCTTAAATACTGGCCGCCGCAGCCTGCGAGTAATTGTGTCCCGGAAGAAATATCAAACTTAGAACCTCCAAAAGAGAGGTATAAGAGTAAAGAACCGCCAATTGTAAATATGAAATCCTGCGTGCCTGCAATGGATTATCTAACGTCAGGTTACATACTCCATAACGCATATGAAATTGAGTTAGAAACTATTTTTAATAATTTTAAAGAAAATATCAAAATTAAAACTGCCGAAACAATAGATCAAGATCTAGCAGATGCGTTTACTAGAAAATCAATGGCTATATTTGAAAAAGAAACATGTCCAATAAGTAAACACGATATAAAAATTAAACAATATTTTAAATTTAGATCAATGTGGGGTATAAAAACGCCACCCGGATATAGTTGTCTAATAATGCAACCATTTTATTTACCCGATAATGCAATCCAAGTCCTTCCAGGTATCATAGATACAGATTCTTATCACCTGCCAATTTCCGTTGCCGGGTATGTTATTTCAAAAGATAAAATACGTATACCGCCCGGCACGCCGTTACTTCAAATAATTCCGTTTAAAAGAGACGAGTGGGAAATGTCTGTTAGTAATGATATGCCCAGTGACAAGAGTAAATTTTTTATTTGGAATACATATAAAAGGTTAAGTCATGCCGTTAAAAAATATATATGAAATCTGAATCTATTATTAAATTTATTTCGGAAGATTACGATACAATGGTACAGTATCCGCCTGTGCCAGCATCTAAAATTGTTCCAGAATGGTATAAAAATATCCCAGTGGCATTATCTAAGGAGCCCGGATTTATTGATAATGACGGAGTTCCTTCTATTAAACGATGCATGCCAGTTTTAGATTATCTTACATCTGGATATATTTTAAGAAATTCTTATGAGGTTAATGCAGATTTATATGTAAAAGATGGTATAAACAGTTTTAGTCTCGAATGTAATAAAAAGAATTACGTAGGAGCCCACCCGTTTCATCAAGCTCCTACAACTGAAATGACTGGTGAAAAAAATCATTATTTTAAAATTAATCAAGAGTGGGCTATAAGAACACCGCCTGGATATAGCTGTTTAATTTATCAGCCGCATTATCTTTTTAGAAAAGAATTTAAAATGTTTCCGGCAATTGTTGATACCGATAAACACGATGATTTCATCGGGCTTGTTGGACTTATAACTACTGATCAGGCGTTTACTATTATGCCCGGAGACCCACTAGTTACTATATTTCCATTTAAAAGAACAGATTGGAAAATGGACCTTAGCTACGATACAGCTATTGGTTCTAAAAGCAGTTTCAAGTACTTTTTACATGGGCTGTGGCACGGGTTTTATGCAAAATACTTTCATACCAAGAAGACCTATCGATAGTAGTACATTACGATATATAACGTATGTTTAATTTCTTCTTTAAAAAACCCACAGTACACATAGATATGTTTACATTCTTTCCGGGTATTATTGAATTGTTTCCAATTCGAGATGCGGACGAAGTTATGCCCTCGTGGTTTAAAACAGTGCCTACTAGCACTAGATCTCCATCGGGATCTAGCGTTGCTACTGTGCGCACCTGTCCAGGCATGGTAGAACTGTTTAAAGAAGGTATAGTAATTCCATCATGGTGTGATTTATATGTGGATTGGACAAAAGGATCCTTATATAGCGAACCTGAAAACATGGGTAGTTCGCATCCAGACTGGCAATGGGATAAAAGCTCAGTATTTAAAGACTTTCATCATTTAAAAATAGGCAGTCCTTGGAAATTTAAAGAAAAAACTGGTTCTAAGTTTATAATGACTAATACTTGGTGGAATAAACCTGGGGTTAAACATTTTGTTCCTAACGGATTGATTGAATTTAAATATCAACATTCTTCTAATATTAATTTATGGATTCCCAAAGCAGGATTCCCACAAAATTATACAATAAATGCAGGGGAGCCACTATGTCAGCTGATAAACATAGAAGGTAAGAAAATAAAATTTCACATGCACTATAAAGATAAAGACAAAATTGATTGTGACGTTAATGATCATTTGTTTTCTCAAGTAGGGCAGTATTATAAAAGAAAAAAACTAATTCAAGAAAATTGTCCTAACTGGACTCCGGATACAAAAAAATAATATGTTTACAATTTTTAGAAGACCATCAAAAATTTATGTTGACTGTTTTACAGACTTGGAAGAACTTCCAAAGTTTTTTCCTATTCAACATGCTTCTGAACGACTGCCTACATTTTGGAAAAATCTTCCGACAACTGTACCCCATATGGGGCCAAACCGCGGAACAATGAAAACATGTCCCGGAGTAAGTAGTTTGTACAGAACAGGATTTATAATTCAAAATTGGCATGACATATGGGTAAGTGTCGACGGTAATACTCTTACCTGGCAACCTCAGCCAAGTGCTGAATCACATGATCCTGGACAATGGGGCGATACATTTAAAAATCATCATCATTTAAAACTAGTAAGCCCGTGGCGAATCAAAGAAAAAACCGGTGTTAGGTTTATGTTTACTAATACACTGTGGCACGATGAAGATTTTAAACCTAAAGTGGTAAACGGTATAGTGGAATACAAATATCAGCATACTAGCAGTGTTAATATGCTTGTTCCTAAAAATATGTTTCCTAAATCTCAAATGATTCCTGCCGGTAAAGAACTAGCACATGTTGTACCGCTATCCGATAAAGATGTAGTAATAAAAATGCATGTAGTTGATGCAAAAGAATTGCAAAAACTTCAAAATTGGGTTTTTACATTCAACGGACATTATTTTAAACGTAAAAAATTATTGCAAGATCGCGGAGAATAAATTGAAAGAATTTACAGTTTCAACAACTTCTGGTGCATCTATAACAGGGATATTTCCAACTCCCATTTACAAGAAAAATATTGGAAGAAAATTTACAGATGCTGAATTAAAGGCATCACAGCCTGAAGCTTGGCACTTACGTCCGGGTAGTGAAAATGTTCGAGCTGACAGCACTTCAGTTCTTAATAGTCCTGCATTTTTTGGTCTTAAAAATTTTATCAACACTTGTTTGACTGATTTTTTAAAAGAAATAATAGTACCAGAAACTAAGTTTTCGTTGTATCCTACACAAAGTTGGATTAATTTTAATAGAAAAGGCGACAGTCATCATCAACATTTTCACTCTAATAGCATAATAAGTGGAGTGTTTTATCTTAATGCACCTGAGCCGAATTCAATTTCATTCCATATTCCCCAACGCCAGTCTTGGCATATTCCAAATACACCAAATTGGTGGAATATGAGGAGTATTAGATTTCCTGTGTGTTCAGGAGATTTAATTTTGTTTGTGAGTGATCTAGAACACGCTGTAGATACCCAGCCAAATGATGAAACTAGAGTTAGTCTTGCATTTAATACTTGGTTTAAGGGCGAAATTGGTAGCAAAGAAGGATTGACATATTTGTCAAATTGATATCATGCCTATAGAAAACATTAGTACTATTGATTTTCCAAATATAGGAATTATAAAAGGTCATATTGATAACACTTCATTAGCTATTTTAAAAACAGAAATACTAGAAATACAAGAAGATTTTAGTAAAGGCATTCAGCATAACAAAGCATTAGCAGGCCATATCAGGAAACAATATTTGTTATTTAAAAGTTGCAGTAGTATGGAGCCTTTACTCATTGACTTAGCAGAAAAATGCCATGATAAGTACCACTACAAAGATCCAAATATTCCAGTAGTAGACGGTGTTCAATATTCTTTTAAGTTAGACAGCATGTGGGTTAATTTTCAACAGAAGCATGAATTTAATCCAATACATAGACACGGTGGTGCATACAGTTTTGTAATATGGCTTGAAGTGCCTTATTTTTTAAATTTTGAAAAAGAGGTAAGCCCTGGTAAAAATTCCATTGACAACAGAACTGGTATGTTTGAATTTAATTATGTTGATGTGTTAGGGCAACTACGAGGTGAATGTATTCCCGTAGATAAAACATACGAGGGAGATATAATTTTATTTCCAGCGGCTCTACATCATACTGTACATCCGTTTTATAGTAGCGACAAATATAGAATTTCCGTATCAGGCAATATCACTGTTGTTAAAAATGATTAAGCAGATTTTTTCTACTCCAATATACGAGCATGATAGTACTATAGAGGAAATCTTTTTAGTACAGAACGAAATAAAAAATATACTTCCAAAAATCCAGCAGACGGATAAATTTGAAAATCCTCCCGGATGGAATGATGGGGTTCAAACTAATATAAAATCAAGATACAATACTATTGAAGATTTTCAAATGAATAATCTTTCAGCATATATTGAAAAACATGTTAGGAATTATATAAAAATGATTGACGCATGGGAACCTATGCCTAACAGACTAGCGCATAGTTGGATAAATCTAGTTTCTAAAAACCAGTGGCAAGATTGGCATCAGCATCATGATGCAACTATATCTGGAACATATTATTATCAAACATCTGGATCAGACGGAGACATAATATTTAGGACCCCTAATCAGTTTGTTGAATTAGAATTATTTTCAATTGGAACAACGGTAGTGAAGCAACATACTATCACACCAAAGAACGGAAAAATCGTGCTATTTCCAGGATGGCTATCTCATAAGGTGGATCGTAACACTTCAGATACTACCAGAATATCAATATCTTTTAACTACTTACGAGATAATTTTAAAGCCACGATTAAAGATACCTGCTAAACAGACAGTTAAATAATGAAAAGGAACAACTAAAGATGAAAAGTGTTATTAATAAAATTATTATTGTAGGTGGCGGATCGGCTGGCTGGATGACAGCAGCCACACTATCACATGAATTTCCAGATAAAGAAATTGCCCTAGTAGAATCACCAGATGTTCCGATCGTAGGTGTTGGAGAATCTACTCTTGGGACTATCAACCAATATTTAGGATTACTAGGATTAGAAGATAAAGATTGGATGGAATATTGTAATGCTACTTACAAATTATCCATTAAATTTACAGACTTCTACGAGAAAGGGCAAGAGTTTTATTATCCGTTCGGCGTAAAGGATATGCAAAATTGTCAACAAGGCATTTCTGATTGGTATGTTAAAAAGACACTAAATCCTGAAACACCTAATTTAGACTTTTATGAAAGTTTTTATAGTAGTATACCATTTATTTTAAACAGCAAGATATATGATAATGCTGATGGGCAACTACCAGGTTTTAGTTTCAAAAACGATGCCGCTTATCATATGGATGCTACTTTGTTTGGAGAATTTTTAAGAGAACGCTACTGCGAACCTCGTGGGGTAGTTCATATTAAAGAGCATATCGATGAAGTACTGCTAAATGAAGCGGGAGAAGTACATGCGTTAACCTTAGGTAACGGCGACACTATAGAAGCAGACTTATACATTGACTGCTCTGGATTTAAAGCATTACTAATAGACGGTGCTATGAAAGTAAATTTCACTTCTTTCGAAAATATACTTCCAAATAATCGTGCATGGGCAGTGCAAGTTCCCTATGAAAATAAAGAGCTTGAGATGGAAAATGTAACTGATTGTGTTGCAATCGATAACGGATGGATTTGGAATATTCCTTTATACAATAGAATTGGTAAGGGTTATGTGTTTAGTAATAAATTTGTTTCAGAAGATGATGCATTAGAAGAATTTAAACAGTTTATAATGTCTCGTATGAAAGTTTCAAGAACTAGAGAACAAGTTGATGCGTTAGAATTTAGATTAATAAAAATTAAAAACGGAGTCCATGACAAGTGCTGGCATAAAAATGTTGTATCTGTTGGGCTATCTTATGGGTTTATTGAACCGTTAGAAAGTACCGGCTTACTAAGCGTACAAGAAATTTTATTAAAATTATGTAGTACATTGCATTTTAAAACATTGAATAAAATTCATATTGATAATTTCAACTATGTTGTTAGTGGAATTATGCATAGTTTCAAATACTTTGTTGCGTATCATTACACTCTAAGTTCACGTAGAGATACACCGTATTGGAGATATGTTACTGAAAACATTGAAATGGACAGTAAAATGTCATTACCTGGAGATCCTGATTCGCGTAGTCAAGTTGGAGAATTGGCCTCTAGATTAATACAACAACATCACATTCCTGGTGATTTCTCAATGGGTGGTATTCCTGATATTTTTGTAGGGATGAATACTCTTCCTGTGAACTCTACACAACTAAAAATTATGACTCAGATATTACTTGGAAGAAATGGTACAGCTCCTGAATTTTTTAATAATCAAACTCAGGATTATTGGAATCAGAAAAAAGAGTATATTAATGGACTAGCTGCCACAGCGCCTACACATTATCAATATCTAAAAGAAACTATATACGATAACAAAGATTAATGAAATCACCTATTAAGCATATTGCTATAGTAGGCGGCGGCAGTTCTGGATGGATGACCGCCGCCATGCTTTCCAAACGATTTCCTAATTTAAAAATTACACTTATCGAAAGTCCCGATGTACCTATTATAGGCGTTGGCGAAAGTACCTTAGGTAGTATTAATTTATTTTTATATTTATTAGGTCTTAAAGATGAGGACTGGATGGAGTATTGTAATGCCACGCATAAACTAGCCATTAAGTTTAGAGATTTTTATAAAAAAGGTGAAACATTTTATTATCCGTTTGGTTTAAAGGATTTCAAAAACACCAGTAATAAAATTGCTGATTGGTTTTTAAAAAAATTGTTAAATCCTGATACTCCAGTAACTGATTTCTATGATTCATTTTATTGGATTATGCCGTTAATCTATAATAATAAGATTTGCGATAATAAATTTAATCAAATACCAGGTTTTAATTTTGAAAACGATGCGGCATATCATATGGATGCTACTTTGTTTGGTGAATTTTTAAAAGATAGATTTTGCATGCCAAACGGTGTTAATCATATTTCTGACCACATTGACTACATTAGTGTAGGCTCCGATGGATTTCTTGAGCATTTAGAATTAAAAAATACTGGTAATTTTTCTGCAGATTTGTATGTAGATTGTTCTGGATTCAAATCAATACTATTAGAACAGGCTATGGGTGTTCCGTTTGATAGTTTTTCTAAATGGTTGCCAAATAATCGTGCATGGGTTACACACGTTCCGTATAACAACAAAGAATTAGAAATGGAAAATGTTACTAACTGTACTGCTATTGGAAACGGGTGGGTATGGAATATACCGTTGTACAATCGTATTGGAAGTGGTTACGTGTTTAGTAATAAATTTATATCAGAAGAACTTGCGCTTGAAGAATATAAACAATATTTAGATAGTGATATGATGGCATATCCTAAATCGGATAGATCCGAAGGTTTAGAATTTAGATTAATCGAAATAAAAAATGGTAAACATGCACAGGCTTGGAAAAATAATGTTGTTGGCATAGGTTTATCATATGCGTTTGTAGAGCCGCTAGAAAGTACAGGTCTATTAAGTGTTCAAGAGTTAATTCTTCTACTGTGTGAGACGTTATACAATGAACAAATTTCAAAGATCCACGTTCAACATTTTAACTTCTTTGCTGAACATCTAATGGAGAATTTTAAATCGTTTGTTACCTATCATTATATTCCGTCATCAAGGCGAGATACTGAGTATTGGCAGCATATGACCTCAAATGTAGAAATGAATTTTAAAACTGACTTAGGTGCTGAAGATATAGCAAGATCTTTTACAGTAGAGCATAGTATTAATAATTTAAATGCCCAGAACGGCATGAGTGATATTTTTGTAGGCATGCATATGAATCCCATGAATCCGTTAGCGTTTGATTGGTGGAAATACGGAAAAAGTGTCGAAGAAGGAATACAAGTCCCTGCCACAGGATATTACAGTCAACAAACACAGTCCTTTTGGGACCAGAAAAAAATGCAGATATCTAATCTAGCAAAAAAGTTACCCAGTCATTATCAATATCTTAAAGAAAAGATATATAATGGAAAAGAATAAAAAAGCCGCATAGTGCGGCTTTTCATTAATATAACAATAGGTGTTATGTAGGTTTTACCGAGGTGTTAGTCGGAACTGGTATGGCAGCACCAGCATCAGCATCTGCAGTCATTACTATCATTCGGGCAGTACTTTCTTTCTGTAACTGCAAACAACTTTTTAAAATAAGGGTATCAAATACTTTCATCTTGTCAGCAGGAATTGGCTCAGTCCAGGTAGGATCGTTTAATCTTCTTTTAATTTCCATTGTTGCAATTTCTATCATAGATTCCTGTATTCGATTAGTAATAAAATCATCTATACTCTGATGTGGATTGGCATATTTCCAAGCTAGTGCTTTATACTGTGCATCAGTTACATCTACTTTAAATGTTTTAGACATGTTTGTGTTCCTTATCCTTGTGCTCGTTCAGCAGCCAATTGAATATTAGCGTTCATAACAATCTGCTCTCTGTCGGATGGGATCGTTTCGATGCTAGGGTCAGCTAACATTCGTGCCATCTCCATTTGAACAATTTCTTCCATTGCTGTGTTTGCCTGCCAATGACAGATATTTTCGATATAATCCAGTGGATTCAAAGCAATATGTTTCAAAACCATGTATTCAGTATCAGTTAAATCAAATATAATTTGTGGCATTTTAATCCTCGTTCTTTAAGTATGTATATTTAGCCTATCAGATAACCACTGAAGTGACTGTGAGTGCCATGAATACGACTTGGTCCGCCGGCCCAATATACCCACACGTTAGTATATTCGCCGCTGTTTAGGTACAAATCCAGTTGCTGAGTAACGCCGCCAGCATGGTTATTGCTAGTGCCGTGCATACACATACCATGCGGTGCGCGGCCAGTCCAGTCACCAACAGCACCGCTACGGCCAAATGACAAATGATGATAATTTGGAGTATTGTTATCATCATTGTAATGATAACCTTGCCATGTTAAATGATAAAAACCGCTTACTGGTGCTGTAAATCTACCGTTGCTGGTGTTAAAATTGCCGCCGCCTCGCTGTTGCACATCCCAGCCGCCGAAGCCACCACCAATTTCTCTCCAACTATATCCACCAAAACTATTGGCATAAGTCCAGCCACCTACTGGTACTGCATTCCATGCAATACTACCTGTACTATTATCTGTACCTGTAGTTTTATGACCGCTCGGGTTGATACGCATACGCTCAACACCTGCAACACTAAACACCACATTGTTAGCACTATCAAAGTAGATGCCGGTGTTAGATTGTGCCGCTGACTGAACTGCTGGAGCTGCCGCGCTTCCTGACGGTACTGCAAGTCGGCCAGTCATTGTGCCGCCTGATGCATTTAACGGAGTGTAACCCACGTTGCTTAATGTTGCACCAGAGGCCAATTTGCCTGCCGAAACTGCATTGGGTGCAATGTCATTAGTTCCAATGGTTCTATAGGTAACCGTTTTTGCGCTTAGGTCAACTGCACTTGCTAATTGAGTTGCACCTACTGAGGTGTTGGCTATTTTTGCACTGGTGATCGCGAGAGGAGCAAATTTTCCTGCGGTGATGGCTGAGTCTGCAAGATCCACTACATCAACTTGAGCGTCAACGAT